TTGTGTGTTGGGATTGTTATAAAACATATCCAGGTGATATGTTTGGTGGAGAGATAAGAAAACTGATAGCATATAAACCTGCCATATGCAAGAATCATTGTGGTGCAGAATGTTATCCAAAATGTATTACATCGTGTCCATATGATCAAAATTGATACCTCGCGATAAATACAGCTTCTATAATGAAACTATTTGTTAAGTATGAAAGGAGATTCATTATGGAAGAAAGACAGAGACGTATTATTGCAGTTGATTGTTTACACTGCGATTTTTTGCACGGTCAGGTTTCAGGCATTATCATGGGCGTATTAGGGACAGCTAAACGTGGTACAGTTACCGCAGAGATGTCAATTAAAGACAACATGAGAATATTTGGATTTGATAGTACAGAAGACGAGTTAAACGCAATACTTGCTAGATTAAATGAACAGTATGAACATAAGAGGATAGCAGAATACAAGTTAATAAAATAGTATCAAGAACCGGGAGGCTCAGTATAGAAATATGCTGGGTCTCTTTTTTTTTTTAGGAGGAATAAGTATGAACGACAAGACAAAGAAATGGCACGTGCGCATATGCCAAAAAGAAAGTGATTATGATGGAGGAATACTTTTAGGACTAATATCTGGCGCTTGTGATATAGATGCAGAGGTATGGTATAACCCGATAATGCCAATTAATGTAGTTAAAAGGTATGGACCTACATTGTTGCAGTCACCATTATATTTACATCATCGCGAGCTAGTCGACATAATGTTAAGAGATGAAAAGTATAGACAATATTATACTCACGTAATATTCCAGTGTACCGATGATCAGTTTGACGAAATAAAGTCAAAGACAGAAAAATAAATGACAAAAGCACTCACGTTTTTACCAGAGTTTGTCTGGGAATAATACAAGTTTAAGGACCCAATACAAAAAGCTGTACTGGGTCCATGAGGGATAAAAACCTAATCAATTTAATTATTAACTCCACAATTTTTAGATATGGGGCTTGGTTTGCGGTAACACTCCAAGTCCTGAAAAAGAAAATAATAAGGTTATGTATTACTCGTCATCAGAAGCAGATTCAGATTCTTCACAGTCAACATCAACTGTATCAGTTTCTGGGGCGGGTAATTCGTCTTTATGGGTAATGTAGTATTGCAATGTTTTCATTATTTCTTTTAAGTTTTTTCTATTTTTTATCCCATATATGATTGTCGGGATACCAATAATAGCCATAGTAATACCACCAGTTATCACAATATCAGTGTAACGTGTACTCTTTTCTATATCTTTTACAAGCTGATCTGGACCACCATGTTCTTTGGCAGTTTTTGATAACTCGGCATAAGGCCAATCTCCATTTTGGAGTTGTTTGCGAATTTTCTTATTATTACCCATATTGTTTCACCTCCTCCCTGTTAAGTTTATGTATTAATTATACAAAAGTACTTAATAGCAATACAGAGGAGTTGTGAGACAATATGACGCATATCGGTTAGTGTTTGCACAATTCGTGTCAAATACACCCTATATAACGAGATAGACACTTTTTAATGATTCAAAAGGAGGATTTTATTATGAGTAATTTTAAAGAGAAAGCTAAGGAAAAGTATGAGATAGCGAAGGAGTATGTTAAGGAGAATAAAACAGAAATTGTTACCGGTATATATGCTGGTGTATTAGCTGGCGTATTTGCAAGCATAACAAGAATTGTAGGATATAACCATGGACACAAAGACGGGTTTATTCAAGGGTGCAAAGCACAGTGTAATTACGACAACGACGTCTTTAACAATGCTTTGGAAATGAACAAATACATTAATAATTATAACAACGAAGAAGACAAGTAAAAAATAATCTATCTCAATCTGGAGAGTCGTTAAATTTACAACGGCTCTTCTTTTTTCGCAGCAGACACAATCCCTATTATTTTTGCTCGCGGCAAATACATCCCCTTTTATAGAGAGAGAGGTAAGAAGCGCCATATTTATGTGTGCTTCTATTTTTCTTTTTGAAAATTGAAAGGAGGAATGTTTTAGTGACACCTGAAGGAAAATTCAAGGCGGATCTAAAAAAAGAAATTGAACATCGGTTTCCAGGAAGTATGGTGATACATCTGGATGCCACAGAAAAACAGGGAATACCAGACCTGCTTATTTTGTATAGGGACAAATGGGCAGCGCTGGAAGGTAAAGAGAGCAAAAGAGCAAGTCATCGCCCAAATCAGGATTACTATGTAAACCTTATGGATAAGATGTCATATGCTGCTTTTATTTACCCAGAGAACAAGGAGGAAATTTTAGATGAACTTCAATCGACATTTGAAACTAGAAGGCCTTCACGCGCCTTTCTCGGCGAGTAAAAGTTTGTGGCTCAGGTATGACGATACAAAAGCAATTGAGGTGTATCGAAACCTGAAAATGGCACAGCTTGGAACAAGGCTTCATGCATGGGCTAAAGAAACAATAGACCTTGGGATTAAACAACCTCGTACAAAGAAGACTCTGAATGCATATGTGAATGACGCAATCGGATTCAAGATGAGTACAGAGGTTGTTTTATTTTATTCTGAGAGATTTTTTGGCACAGCGGATGCCATATCTTTCAAGAATAATGTATTACGAATTCATGATTTAAAAACTGGTAAGTCTGGAAAGATCGAAGACCATATCGAGCAGCTGGAGGTTTATGCTGCTTTATTTTGTCTTGAGTATCATGTTGCTCCTGGCGATATTGAGATGGAACTCCGACTATACAAGCAGGATGAAGTGTTGGTTCATAATCCGACAGCAGAGGAGATCGCTCCGATCATGGACAAGATAATTCATCTCGACAAACTTTTTGAAAAGTTAGAAAAGGAGGCTGCTTAAATCATGAGTTCAATTTCAGATGAAATAAAATCAAATTTGGGATGTGGTTCAGAACCTGTAGATGCTGAGGTTCTTGAGCATTACGGAATGCCGAGGCGTTCTGGTAGATACCCTTGGGGGTCCGGAGAAAACCCATATCAGCATGGCGATGATTTTTTGAGTAGAGTTGAATCACTCAAGAAAGACGGCTGGAAAGAAACTCCGGATAACATAAGAAATACTTTTGGTATGACAACAACACAGTATAGAACTGAGAAGTCTCTTTGTAAGGATGAGAGAAGAATGCTTGATGTAGCAAGAGCCAAGTCACTCAAAGAAGATGGTCTTGGCGCTACAGAGATTGGAAGACAGATGGGTATATCTGAATCCACAGTCAGATCACTACTCAATGCAGATTCTGAGAGTCGAATGAAACAGGCTAGGAATGCTGCTGATTTCATGAGAGAGCAGGTTGATAAGAAGGGTATGGTTGATGTCGGTAAGGGAGTTGAGCGTGAGCTTCATATTTCTGAGGAGAAGATGAATCAGGCATTAACCATTCTGGAAAGAGAAGGATACCATGTATATAATGGCAGATTTCCACAGGCGACTAATCCAAACCAGATGACTACTCAGAAAGTTCTTACTAAACCAGATATACCACATTCAGAAATATATGATCTGGATAAAGTCAAACCTTTGACCGACTATTTTTCAACAGATGGCGGTGAAACATTCCATCGTAAATTTACATATCCAGAAAGCCTTGATTCCAAGCGGCTTATGATTCGTTATAGCGAAGATGGTGGAATAAAAAAGGACGGAACAATAGAACTTCGTAGAGGATGTCAGGATCTTAGTCTTGGTGATTCCAAATATGCACAGGTTCGTATCATGGTGGACGGTAAGAAGTATCTCAAAGGTATGGCAGTATATTCTGATGATATGCCAGATGGTGTTGACGTCATATTTAATACGAATAAAACAAAGGACGTTCCGAAGATGGAAGTCCTTAAAGATATCAAGAGTGATCCAGACAATCCTTTTGGATCACTTATAAAAGATGCTGACCAGGGTGGACAATACTGGTATAAAGATGCTAAGACCGGAGAAGAAAAACTTGGTCTTATAAATAAAAGAGCCGATCAGGGTGACTGGACAGAATGGAAGAATGCACTACCATCACAGTTCCTTGGCAAACAGTCAGTAACAATGGCAAAGAAACAGTTGGATCTTGCCAAGGCAGATAAAGCAGCAGAATATGACGAGATTATGTCCCTTACGAATCCTGTCATAAAAAAACACTATCTTCAGAAGTTTGCAGAGGGTTGCGATTCAGCAGCGGTTAATCTTCAGGCAGCAGCACTTCCAGGACAGAGGTATCATGTCATTATTGCATTCCCAACGATGAAAGATACAGAAGTGTACGCTCCTAATTATGAAACTGGCACTAAGTTAGCGCTTATCCGATATCCACATGGTGGAACATTTGAGATACCTATACTTACTGTAAATAATAATCATAAAGAGGCTAAGAAACTTCTTGGCGGCGATAGTCAGGATGCTATAGGCATTAACAATAAAGTTGCAGAGCGATTATCAGGCGCAGACTTTGACGGTGATACAGTTATGTGCATTCCAACGCATGACGCTGGTGGAAAAGTTAAGATCACATCCACAAATCCTTTGAAGGGGCTTGAGGGTTTTGATCCTAAGGTTGCTTATGGCGGTGAGTGCAAAGTAGATAGTAATGGGGAGAAACACTACTATCGTAATGGTCGTGAATATAGGATCATGAAGAATACTCAGACAGAGATGGGGAAGATTTCAAATCTTATTACAGATATGAACCTCGCAGGAGCTGGGGAAGATCAGCTTGCGGCAGCTGTTAGGCATTCAATGGTAGTTATTGACGCTGAGAAGCATAAACTGGATTATAAACAGAGCGAACTGGACAATAATATTTCGGCTCTTAGAAAAGAGTACCAGCCTAAGTATGATGAGGATGGTAACTTTGTCAGAGCTGGCGGTGCTGCTACAATCCTTTCAAGAAGTAAAGGTGAAACGTCCGTTCCGAAGCGACAGGGAACCCCAAAGATCAATCAGAAAGGAAAGGATTGGTATGATCCAAGTAGGCCAGAAGGCGCACTCGTATACAAGATCACTGAGGATCTGTATTACCCTAAGCGATCCACGAGTAAGACTGGTATAGTCAGCATTAAGACTGCATCCGGTGAGACCATCAAGTATAAGAAGGACGACCCAGTAGCAGCAGAGAAGTATACCCCTGTTAAACATATAGACCCCGTGACCAAGGAAGTAACCTATACCGATAAGACGGGTACCATAGAGTATGCAAGGGACTATAAGAAACAGCAGAGTACTAAGATGGCTGAGACAGACGATGCTAATACATTAGTGTCCAAGGCTAGACATCCTATGGAGCTACTGTATGCAGATTATGCTAATAGTATGAAGGCTATGGCCAATCAGGCTCGACTGGACTATGCAAATATAGAAAATATAGCTATGTCAAAAGAGGCTAAGAAGAAGTATGCATCAGAGGTAAAGAGTCTGGAAGAGAAACTTAATACTGCCGAACTCAATGCACCGAGGGAGCGTGCAGCACAGAGAAAGGCCAGTGTTATTGTTGGCGAAAAGAAAGCAAACAATAAGGATCTCAAGGTTAGCGATATAAAGAAGACATCTCAGCAGGCTATAGTTGCTAGTCGTGTAGATGTTGGCGCATCTTCAAGAAGAGACAGAGAAATTAACATCACAGACAAAGAATGGGAAGCTATTCAGGCTGGTGCCATAACCAATAACATGCTTGTTCGTATTCTCAATAATGCAAATGCTGATAAGCTTAGAGAAAGAGCAATGCCAAAACAGACTTCTGAACTCAGTTCAGCAAAAGTCAGCAGAATCAAAGCTCTTGCTGCATCTAACTATACATTGCAGGAAATTGCAAATAAACTTGGTGTTTCAACATCAACAGTTTCAAAGTATTTGAAAGGAGTGAAGTAGTATGGCAGAGACCCACGAGAACACAAGCAAACGAATTGCTATTACAACTTTTGATAATCCTTTTAATCCAATCACTGAGTTTAATGATTGGAATAACTTTGATACAGAAAAAGGTTATTACACGTGCAACTATCTTGGAAGAATTACCCACATTTCTGACGGAATGTCACAGGTTGAGTATGATCGAGAAGTTGAACGTGCAATAGACAGTATAATCACTTCTGATCCATTCAATCTCTATAAAAAAGTGGAAATGGAAGATAATGCAGCATAAATAACGCAACATAGAGGGTGAAAAGACATAGGGGGGGGTCTCTAAAACAGCACCCCCTCCTGTCATCGCCGGCCTCCTCAAAAATTCCCCGGGGGTATATTTGGAAAAACAGCTTAGATGATATTTGCAAGGGCTTATGGGATAACCTGTGGTGGGACGTAGATACTCCTCCGTCTATATATAAATCCCTGTAGTAAAACTCCTTTCAAGTTTGCATATATTTTGTTCGCCAACCATCCGTGGACAGGCCCCATAAGTCCTTACAAATGGCATCTAAGTGCATAGAAACATATTTGAAAGCAGGTGATAGTATGGCAAAGGTCAAAAAAACTACCTCAGAAGAGCCTAAAAGTTTCAGACCTGCACTCACACCCGAGGCGAGAGAAAATCAGATCATATCTTTAGCCATGAATACTGCTGAACAAAGAATACGTGATAATACAGCTTCCGATACATTGGTATGTCATTTTCTCAAGCTTGGCACATCAAAGTATCAGTTGGAACTTGAAAAGCTACGATCAGAAGAAAAACTGAACCAGGCAAAGATAGATAGTATTAAGAGTTCAGAAGAGCAGGATGAACTTTATAAACAGGCTATCGCAGCTATGATGGATTACTCTGGTTCTGGAGAAGTAGGTGATGACTACGATGAGGATTAGAACATATTCAGAGTTAATCACCATACCGACATTTGAGGAACGATTTGAATATTTAAAGCTATCTGGTATTGTGGGGGAAGACACATTCGGATTCGATAGATATTTGAATCAAGCCTTCTATAAATCTAAAGAATGGCGCAGTGTTAGAGATAAAGTAATTATTCGAGATAATGCGTGTGACTTATCTATGCCAGGCCATGAGATCGATAAGTATATTCTTATACATCATATGAATCCAATTTATAAAATAGACATCCTGGATGCAAATGATATTTTGCTCAATCCAGAGTATCTCATTTCAGTAACAAGAAACACACATAACGCAATACATTACGGAGACAGGGGTCTACTTGTATCTGAACCAATTACCAGATCAAGATACGACACTTGCCCGTGGAAGAGATAGGGGGTATATATGGACGACAGTATTTTAACATCCATCAAGAAGCTCCTTGGTATACCAGAGGACTATGATCCGTTCGATAAGGATATAGTAATGCACATAAACACTGTGTTCTTCTCGCTTAATCAGATAGGCGTAGGTCCACCAAACGGTTTTGTCATAAGTGACAAGACAACGACATGGGGCGAGTATCTAACAGATTCTACAAATCTTGAAGCTGTAAAAAGCTACATCTACTTAAAGGTGCGTCTACTTTTTGATCCACCTACCAGTTCAGTAATAACCGAATCCATCAACAGACAAATAACAGAACTTGAATGGCGACTTAACGTCGCTGTTGAATAAGGAGGTGATTGTATGAGTTATTATGTGATCCCTTCTGACGCATTAGCCCACCATGGGATTCTTGGTATGCGATGGGGGATACGTCGTTATCAGAGAAAAGACGGAACTTTGACTACTGCTGGAAAGAGAAGACTTCGTACAGTGGAAAACCGAATGGCTGATAACACGAAGAAATATAATCGTTTAGCAAATGAATACGATCGGCTTACAAATTCAAAATCCAAACCGCTGTCGGTGGAAGAACAAAAAGAACAGATTCTTAAAAGTAGATCAGCGAAAGAACTATACAAACATGCTGATCTTTTCTCGACTAATGAGTTGGATTCTGCATATCGTAGGTTGGTGCTTGAACGGAATATTTCATCCCTCACCCCAAAAGAGATAGGTCGTGGGGAGAAATTCCTTGATTCGTTTAATAAATGGAGTAAGAAGATGAACGATGTTACTTCAAACAGTATAAACGGATGGAATAACTTTGCTAAGATTTATAATACTAAAAAAACAGGTGACGAACGACTTCCTATTATCGGTGAAAAAGAAAAAGATAAGAAGAAGGATAAGAAGACCGATAATGGGTAGGTGATGTCATGAGTTTATCGAACACCGCGACACCTATTTATTATGGTCAGTTCCGAGATGATGTCATAGCCGGTAAAGTTCCTGTCTGTAAAGAGATAGAGATGGAAATGAACCGAATCGACGCGCTCATAGCTAATCCTGGAGTTTACTATGATGACCAGGCTATAAACGGTTTTGTGCATTATTGCGAGAACGAATTGACACTCACCAATGGTGAAGATCTTCACTTGCTGTTCACTTTTAAGCTTTGGGCAGAGCAGATATTTGGTTGGTACTACTTTGTCGAGCGTAGTATATATGTTCCAGGTAAAGATAATCATGGTGGCAGGTATGTAAAGAAGCGTATAAAGAAACGACTTATCCGAAAGCAGTATCTCATAGTTGCCAGAGGCGCAGCTAAATCTATGTATGCATCATGCATCCAGAATTACTTCCTCAATGTCGATAAATCAACAACACATCAGGTCACGGTTGCGCCAAGAATGGCTCAGGCCGAAGAGGTCATGGCACCTTTCAGGACTGCAATAGCTAGGGCTAGAGGACCATTGTATAAATTCCTTACAGAGGGATCGTTACAGAATACAACTGGTTCAAAAGCTCGTAGGGTTAAGCTGGCAAGCACCAAGAAAGGTATTCAGAATTTCTTGACCGGATCGATTCTTGAGATTAGACCAATGAGTATCGATGCTCTTCAGGGAATGAGAATCAAAGTGGCAACTATAGATGAGTGGTTGTCTGGTGATGTACGTGAAGACGTTATTGGTTCTATTGAACAGGGAGCTGCTAAAGAGCAGGGCGACGCAAGCACGAGTAACAACGACTATCTCATAGTGGCGATTAGTTCAGAGGGGACAGTCCGTAATGGCAGCGGTGATACAATCAAAATGGAATTGATGTCGATTCTCAAGGGCGAGTATAGTGCACCGCATACATCAATCTGGTGGTATAAACTCGACTCCATCGAAGAAGTAGCAAAGCCAGAGATGTGGCTCAAAGCCAACCCGAATCTTGATAAGACAGTAACATATGAGACATATCAGGACGACGTTGAGAGAGCTGAAAAAGCCCCAGCAACACGTAACGATATTTTGGCAAAACGTTTCGGCATTCCTATGGAAGGATACACATATTACTTTACCTATGATGAGACGCTTCCACATCGTAAAAGAGATTTCTGGGAAATGCCTTGTTCTATGGGTGCAGACCTATCGCAAGGTGACGATTTCTGCGCTTTCACATTTTTATTCCCATTATCAACAGGGGCTTTTGGTATAAAAACCAGGAACTATATAACTGAAAAGACATTATTCAAACTCCCTGCGGCTATGCGCCAGAAATACGAAACTTTTATAAAAGAAGGCAGTCTAATGGTAATGCCAGGCACAGTACTAGACATGATGCAAGTATATGATGACTTGGATAGTTACATTTGTCAGTGTTCTTATGATGTAAGAGCTTTTGGTTTTGACCCATATAATGCGAGGGATTTTGTAGAAAGATGGGAACGTGAAAACGGTCCATTCGGAATAGAAAAGGTAATACAGGGAGCGAAGACTGAGTCTGTACCTCTTGGCGAGTTGAAAAAATTGGCTGAGGACAGGCTTCTTTTGTTTGATGAGGAGCTTATGACATTTGCTATGGGTAATTGCATAACTCTTGAAGACACAAATGGCAATAGAAAATTGTTGAAGAAACGATACGAGCAGAAAATAGATGCAGTGGCGGCT